GGCGGGTCAGTAACTGTTGTTTGCTTACCAAGCCCACTAACATACTTCACAATTGAGTTACGTTCTGAATAGGTCTTACCGTCTACTTCACGTTCGGGTTCGACTTTTGTTAATACTCGCATACGCCTGCCAATTAGCAACTGCTCATCCAAGATTCCATCAAACTTAATATCACAACATCGGCAAATTGATTTCAATTTCCACAACGCTGTTGGATTAACAATGTAGTCATACACACGCACCTGTTCGCCTTCGTTTCCATACAGGCACAGCACAAGTTTAATCATGTCATTGCCACTGGTTTTGGAAACCGTTTGAACCGCATCAACAACTTCACTTTCGTATTCGCCATTGGGCAAAACAGGGTAATCGGTTTTCACTTCTTTTGGGTTGTATTCAAAAGTCATACTGCACCTGCTTTCTTGTGGGGATTGTGAGTTGCTTCGTATTTTCCAGTACAAGTACCACCGTTGTCCATCCATTCTTTTAATGGCTGCCATGGAATACGTACAGAACGCCCAACCCTGAAATGTGGCAACTCGTTGGTTGCAATCATTTCGCGTATCTTGCGTTCGCTGATTCCCATTACTTCTACTGCTTCCTTTATCTTCAACGCATAACATTCTTTGTCGTTTAGGTTTTTCATTTCGTTGCTCCTACTGGTTCAAGTCCTAGTGATTTAATAAAGTGGTCAATCATCTTCTGTGCCTGCTCTGTTGTCAGGTCAGCAAGTTGTGTAACCTTTGCCTTCCGCATACATTTGTCCACAAACTCCACGCCATCAGCAAGTTTGGTGGACAGCACTTGTATTTCTGCAAGTTGTTCAGCAGTTGCAGTTGTAATTGCATCCACTTGGCGTTCTAACTCTTTCTTTGAATAGCGTTCAATCAATGAATCGTAATTCCATTCAAACGTTTCACCATCTGGGAATGTTTCAATTCTAGTTTTAACAACTTTTGCATATCGCTTGGTGGGTGTTTGTTTACGCAACTCCAACACAAGGTCAAAGATGTAATCCAGACGTTTCCAACCATCAAAGGTAATGCCTGCCTTTTTCATGTCCTCGCCATACACAACTTTTGAATGTGCAGTAACCACAACATTCATATCCAATCGCATCATTAGGTTTATCAACCGTTTCATTTGCTTGTTGGCTTCTCCATAATGCTTGCCCCATTCATTACCGTGTTCGGCTTCCATCTTTTCAACCAAGTCAAAGTACAGTGGCGTGATGGGGTCAATCACCAATGTCTTAAAATCATGCTCCTCGGTAGATAGTTTGCGTACCTCGTCTATCACTTCATCAATGTCTGTGGTGTGCAAAACTGCACCACCAACTTTGTTGATTTTCTTGTGATAGTTTTCTGTTCCACGTTCTGCATCAATAATGTATGGCTTGGGCAGTTGTAATCCTGCCGTTGTTTTGCCAACACCTGCATCACCGTACATAAATAATTTCAACCGCTTGTTCGTTGCGGTTGGCTTCTTTGCACGTAGTGCCATAGTAGCACTCCTTTCCTTTGCAATAGTTTTGGTTGGCGTTACGTTGCCATGACTTTATTAAATCCAAAACTACAATGAGTCCTTTCGTTGCGTGGTTATTATGCCACATCCAAAAAGACCCCCTGAAATAAACTAGGATTCTATAACGGGTGCAATTGGGCTTGCCAAGAATCCTTGCCCATTCGTCCCAATCTTCCAAGTTGGCATTCGCCAAAGAGTACAGCCCTGCCCCATGCTTGAATGTCAAACCTGTGCGTATAAGCAGGACGTTCTTCAAATGCCATGTAGCCAACATTTGCGAAGTGCCACGGCAATTTGATTCTTGCAGTACGAGCGCACTGGGTCGGTGGCACAGGTCTGTGAGTATGCCCACGAACAATCAACCTGTGAGCATGACCACCACAAGCCATTGCAAGTTGGATGGCTTCCAACTCGTCACTGTTTGCATTAGTTGAAAATCCATGGGAAAAGATTACCGCTCCCAATTCATAACAACCCTGCGAACCGTGCCTATATGGTATATGTTTCCACCGCTTATATTCATCTGCTACACCTTCAATCTTTCTTGGGTTGCACAGTTCTCGCAAGTCGTATTTTATTCTTCGTGAATCTGGACGTTGGATGTTGTCATCATGGTTGCCTTCCAACAACACCAACTTGCAATCTTCTGGTAATGCTTTGCGTATTCTCGTAAGCATATTTGCTGCAACTTTGTATTCTTCTATTAGAGTGTGTCCTACAGGTTCGTTGTCGTTGTGGACGCTTGCTGCTTCTGCATCCACTACATCCCCGCAATGAATGAAGTGAGTTAATTTTCTGCCCTTTAATTCCTCAATCAGTTTAGCAATAGCACGTTCACTTTGGTACGGGCAATGCGTACAACTTATCGCTGCGAAGTTTGCGTATTCTGTCATCTTAACTCACATCAATGGAAGAACCGATATCTAATACAAAGTTCCCGCCACGAATGTTAATAACTCCCTGTGGTGACCAATCGGTTGAATCACTCTTTGCCATGAACATGGCTTTCCTCCAGAGATACACATCCACTGTATCGGATACTGCGTTTTCATTATTCTTAAAATTGAACACTCCACCATACATAACCAAATCTCCGTTCACCGCGTTTCCCAGTTGGTTGAACACTCCACTGGCAATAGTCAAATCCCCATCAACACAATCTTTACCAATTACCCTACCACCATTTGCAAGTGTAATGTTGTTGCAACCATTATCTAGTGTAAGTTTTTTTCCATTGGCAATGATGTCTGTCTTAGTTCCAGATGTAGTAACCCTTTTGCTATTCTTACTTGATGACATTACCAAATTGCTATCGCCTACTACTGATAAGTTCCCAACAGTTTTATCTACAAACATATTGTAACCCGCACCACCCATCCCATTTTCAAAAGAACATTCGTCTGGTGGCGTGTTCATAATGTAAACACTTCTGGGTATACGTACTCTATCCTCTAAAAGAAACAACCCTTTCTTTTTGTTAACGACCATAACCTGCCCCTCGGGTGTACTATTAGATAAGATTAAAATGGGCATCCCTAAAGCACCCCTGATTACTCCCGTATAATCTTCGCCAATAAATAAAGAGTGGCAAATTATATTTCCACTTGTAACATCAGCACTGCCTGTGTTAAAGTAAACATAATCACTGGTCGTAGGTAGCGTTGCACCAGACCAGTTAAGATTGTTTCCCGCATTACCATCAACCGTACCAAGCCAAGCAAGTCTATCTGCAACTACCACTGTAATCTTCGGACGGTTTGATTCAGTTGCATCTTCGCTTGGATAGAACGCAGAATTGCCAGTAGGTGTCTGTGCTGTATCAGCAGGGTCGAAACAAATGATTAGCCACAATTCATTATCCCTTCTGTTTATTGCATCAACAACCAAATCTTTAATGTCAACCTCTTGGTCACCTTGTAAGTTTCCAACACTTATTGAATACGTTGGTTCAGTAAAAGCACCGTTGCCTTCTCCACCTTCTCCACCCGTCCAAGCAACCCCTGTACTTGCAATGTTCCAAGTTACTTCTGATTCAACGAAGTCTTGGTTTAGTCTTGCAATCTTCATTGTTCTAGTGCTTCCGCTATCGGACGAAATTGTCAGGTACAGATTTGCAGTAATAATATCTGATGGCTTAGTAAAACTTGAAACGTCAAACTTTAATACTCCATGCCTTCGTTTTGAACTGCCATACTGCCCACATCGTATTGAAGAATTGCCACTGTAATTTGTATCGGGTGCATCCTCACGAAGGTTGGCATCTGTATCTGCGTAGATTGTTGTGGTGGTTGCCATTTAAGTTACCGTTATCACCCTTCCAAAATCACACTTGATGATTCCATCTAAAGAAATGGGGTTGGTGTATATGGTGTTGGAAAGCCCATTCCTTTCATCAAGCATAGAACCTGCATGCAGGGTTGTGTTTGTAATTGTGTGCGATGTTGAATTGCAGCCACGCATATCAAAGAATCCACCGTACATTGTCAGGTTTGACAATATGGCTGCTCCTGTTGGCTTATATTTGCAGTTGCCTTTGTAAATTGTGATGCTGTTACTTGTTCCATCAACATTTGTCATCTCAAGTGTGCCACCATATAAAACAGCCGTGTCAATTTGTTCAGAACAAACAATCCTTCCCGAATCCATCGTTATATCTGCTGTTGAAACTACTGTGCTTGGTTCAATTTCTAATCTTAATGCATCCGCACCGATAACATTTATTCCACCTGTTACAGTTGTGGTTGCAGCCAAAAGAACCGTGCCCGAACCACCAGTGATGTTCAGTGTGGTGATGGCACAGTTGTCCAACTTTAATGCGGGTGAATCCGTGGATGTTGCCTGTACATTAACAGTTGGAAAAGTACCATCCAAACCAACCGCACCAATCTTGTTTGCATAATTAAGTACGTCTGCATTTATTGCTGCAACTGCAAGCGTTGAATCATCGGTAACGCCTGTGGTTGGGTTAACATCTGTTACAAATGAACCTGTCCACTTTGTGCCAAATGTCAAACTGTCCAACGCATCAAGGTCTGCCACCGTATCTGCCTGCACATCTTGGCTACCACTCACAAAGTAAACGTCATCATCCGCGACAGGTGCTACACTACCCACACCCGCACCGTCTACCCAATTATCATCTTCATTCCATTCGCCAATGTTTGTTGCATCAGTTCCAACCCATACTTTTACAGCCATTTCTTACCACCTTCCTACTGGACATTTTTCATTTTTCAATTTAACTTTTGCAGAACAGAAACATCCGCACTCATTGCATACGCCAAAGTCGTAGTGTTCACAAGATTCACAAATGTTCTTTCTGTCAATTATAGTATCGTCATCAGCACCGCCAATGCCTAGTTCTGCTTTCAACAGACCACCCGCACCGCGAACCAACCGTGTCAATCCCATTGTGTTTCTCATGTGCGTATTGACACCGTTCTTACCGCAACCACCACAATCTTCTTTCTTCTTTCGTGGTGTCTTGTTGTCTTTTAGTTTTACAGAACCTTGTTGGTGTAGTTCCTTACCTTGCGAAGTAATCTCCACCGTGTCAGTGCATAAAATCTCCGCGAAGTAATCAACGCCTTCATGTGTCCAACTAATTCTTTTATCTGCTTGGTTCATTATTTTGTTACCGTTACTGTTACATCTTCCATCTGGCAGTCGCACTCGCCACCCGAACATGAACCCTTATCTTCACATTGCCAATTTATAAAAGTAGTTCCACCTGCACAGGCATCCCAATCCTCTGCATCTGTTGTTGTAATTATCTGTGCATAATCCGTATAACATTCTGAAGTAAATGTATCATCGCCATCACAGTGTGGACAGTCAAAGTTATGTCCAGTACACCCAGTTGGCGCACCATCATCCTCATCAACAAACAATTGGTAGCCATCTACTGTGATGCTACAATTCTGCCGATACTTTCCACATCGTTGGTTGTACACCTGTACATCGCTTGAGGTTATGTCGTACTCAACCCCGTAATCCTCTAATCTTAATAATGTGAATATATGGCTTAGACCAGATGAGGCAAACACACCTGTCTCATCTGTTCGAGAATTGATGCAAGTTGTGTATCCGCTTAACGAATCACCGCCATCGGAAGAATCTCCAACAATGGACATGGTTTCTTCTTGGTAGCAACAATCTCTGAAATACCAACGTAATCTAATCGATGCAAGAGAGTGTGCTTGGTACGCAGTTACTTTCCAAAGTGAATCATCGCCTGACCTGTAACCACCACAACCACTTACCCCAGACGGTTGATACAGTCTTAAGTCTGCTGAAAGGACAAACGCAGAATACCAGTTCAGGTCTGCAACTTCAGAACTTGTTATGACTTCAGTAACTCTGATATACCCATGAGTTGCGGGTGAATAGTGACTGTAAAAGCAATCACCGCAGTTGTCGAAAATATCGCAAGGGTCACCAACAGCAATCTGGCAAGAACCAAGGAAGCCGTTGTAAGTGCTATCAGCACCAGATGTATATTCACTTGCACATTCATCATCTGTGTAAGTAAATGTCCACGCACCAACACTTACATCGCAAGAACTATCATAGCAAGGACTACCACCGCAACTCCAGTTTTGGTATACCTTTGCACTTCCCGCAATCGTGTAAGTTGCGTCTTCATCACAACCCGAATCTGGGCAACCGTTCGCACCAGAGCAAGAATAGACTGTGCCAGAACAATGTTCCCAAACTATTCTGTCTACCCCACAAGGAGTATAACTTCCAGAAACCAAGCAAGGGTCGGCATCAGTGCATATACAACAATGTGTATTATTGTTTCCCATTATGGCGGTTCATCCGTAACAATAGTTCTAACCTGACCGTTTGCAAAGACAACTCTCAAATCACCGTCACTATCATCAACGTAGATATGTGCCTTTGCTGTTGTCGCAGATGGGTCTGAATCAATCGGGTCATCAATGGTAAGCATGTCTGCACCACAAGTGCCATCGTGGTCATTGACCGCACTAAACAAATAAACGACCTCATTCAACTCTGTTGATGCACCACCTATTCTCCACATCATTACAACTGCTTCGATGTCTGGTGTTATTTCACAACCTGTTCCAGTGCAACTACCGCCACCGATTGCTTGCAAAGAATAACCAGAAGGGTATTGGTCTGCACCCATGTTCACCCCTGCACTTGCTCTTGTACTTGTGTTTTGTAATTCCATAACATTCAACGCAGCAAAGGCATATTCATCTGCATCGACTGTGCTTGTTTTATTTCCAGTGAATGTTCCTATCAATGGCGAGGTTGTTAGATAATCTTCCACCAACCGTACTTGCTCCCACGCATATTTGTAGATGTTTGGTTGTATACATTCTGCTTTCGTTATCTTCGCCAAGAATAATGTTGCAGTTCCACCACCACCCCTGCTTCTTCTTCCTGTCTCATCACGATTATTCTTTTCAAATATACGCAACATCGCCATCATTCGTTCCCACAACTGGGGTGTCAGATTTCCCATGCCACGGGTAATTGTTGGGTATTGACCTTTTGTCATGGCGAAAAACTAAATGATGTTGTGTCTGGGAATGGTTGTTTGAAATAGATTTTCAATGTTGTGCCATCATCTTCATAATCAACATTCCCTTCGGAATCACGCTTGGGTACCTGTCGCATATGACTCCAAGCATCCCAAATAAAGTTGTATGTTGAATCCCAACTGTTTTCAGATTGTCGCTGAACAGACATTCCTTTGAACAAAACAGAACCACCACTGAATCCATAATACGTTCCAGAGTTTCTTTTGCCTGCCTTTAGTTGTACATTATTTAAGAAGTAAGTTGAACCAAACGATGTAACAGATAAACTAATGTCTGTTGTTGGCACAGGAACAGTTACGGGTTCACCGCCTTGATGGACAATTGTGCCGTCCGTTATTTCATAACCACTATCGCCACCTTGTGCACCCATTGAAGGAATTGTTGCACCTGAAATATAACCATCTACTAATGCCAATCCCGTAGTAATGTTGACACCAGTAAATAACCGTTCGGGTACATCTTCGCTTGGTTCATCTTCCCCAACACCTTCATCGCCAATTTCATCTTCACCGCCACCAGTTGCATCACCCTCGTCAATTGGTGGGTCAAGCACTCCACCATCAACAGGGTCTATTTCTGTGTTGTCGGAATCATCGTCAAACGGGTCATTGTCACCACCTGCATCTTCATCATCTTGCGGTTGTGCATAATTCCACGTTAATTCCCACGTGTCTCCCCTTGTCGCACTTGCTTTGATTGTGAAACCGTTTGCAAAGATTCCGTTGATGTCTGGGTGTTGGTCACTAAAACTAACACCACCCGTATAATTAACAGCATCTTCAAGTGACAGTGTTCCAGAATTTTGATACACAAGAAACGTTCTGCTTGCAGTATATGAATCTTGTCCACGTGATACTTGTCTGCTTCCGAATAGTTCTACGTAATTCATGTTAGTGCTTCGATTGCTCCACTCCTACCCAGTTCTCTTATTGCTTCACGTACAGATTCAAAGCCACTGTTGTTAATGCCACCAAGATTTTTCACTTCTTCTTTTGTTTGTTCATCCGTGCTAATCCCGTTGATTGAAGTCACTACCGAACCAACTGCTGTTTCAAGCCCTAACACATCCGTTGTCATCGTTCCCGCTAACTGCACCGCCATGTCGTGCATATGTTGTCCTGCTTGTTCACCCTCGGTAGCACTCTTTGCTGTGTTTACTTTAACTGCTGTCATCACCTGTTCAATTTTCTTTTGTACTTCTACTTGTTTCTCTGCCAACTTTTCTGTCTTGCTTACTTGCCCTGCAACTTTGATTGAACCAAGTGCAGATTGCAGACCTTCAATAACACCTTTGGTGACAATGTTTACTTCAATGTCATCTTCCGTGCCACTCTTTAATCTTTTAACTGCCATATCAAACTGTTCTATGGTTAGCAGTTTTGCATCAAACATTTCTTGCAGTTTGGAAACTTCGTCATTGTAAACTTGTTCCTCTGTTCGCAGAGATTCTATAACGCTTTGGGCAGCAGTTTGTAATGCTTGTGCTTTTTGCTCTATCGCCTTCGTTGCATCTTCTTGTGCTTTCTTCTCTGCCTTTAACACCTCAAGTTGTCTTTCCAATGAAATTATGTTTTCCACTGTTGCACTTGTAACACCCTTCATTTCTAGTTTGTACTTTATCGCCTCTGCTGCGGTGTTACCAAATAGCCATATCTGTTCTTTCAAACTTTCTTGCATGGTTGTGGCTTCTTCTATTAGGTCTGCAATTGCAGGGTCTAATTCTTTCAGGGCTTCAACTACAAGGTGCATTCCATCTTTAACACCAACAACCATTCCTTCTACCAATTCATCGCCTGCATCATTGCCAATGCCATTCATTGAATCGTTGAATGCACCAAATGCTTTTGCACCTGCAATTTCTGCACCGCCTGCCCAACCATCCATGAAGTTTTCGCCTGCATCTTTTGCAGATTCAACCGCACCTTCGGCTAGTTCTTCTGTAAGTGCATTTGATACAGCAACAATATCATCATACGTTTTTGTTGAAATAACACCAAGTGCATCCAATCCCCATGCAATAGTTTTGACAAGTGCACCAACTTGTAATGAAATCCCCGCAAGTAAACCATACACAAGCATCTTAATAGAATTGACTACGAACGCAATCTGGTTGTAAACCTTTCCGACAACAGTAACGATTCCAATGATGATACCGCCCATTACTTTGAACACTGTCATCAAAGTTTCTGTGCTAATGATTGAACCTTCAACACCTTCAAACACAGATGAGAATGCTGCTTGCAACCCACCGATGAACTTGGTTGCCACTTCAACAATTGCACGCAATGTTGGTGCAAGTTTTTCACCGATTTCTGTTTTCAAACCACTCACTGCGGATTGGAACAAGGTGACATCACCTTCCAAAGTATCCAACCTTGCATCTGCCATCTTGTCTACAACGCCTACTGCTTCGGTCATTGAAGTTGTAAGTTCATCCGTTTCGGCTACCACTCCAGATAACACACCCGCAGCCGTTACACCAATCTTGCCAAACTTCTCCATGTTTTCCGTAACACTGTGCTGTGCTTGGAAATACTTTTTCAGTGCACCCGTTCCTTCTTTCTCAATAGTTGAACCAAGTTTCAACATGATGGTACGTAATGCCGTGCCACCCTTTGAACCTTTGATTCCTGCATCCGCTAACTTGCCAAGCATCGCAGATGTTTCTTCAATACTGAAACCAAGTTGGTTTGCTACGGGTGCAACGTAAGACATTGCATCACCCATTTCTTGAACGGTTGTATTGGTCTTTGATGCTGCAAGTGCAAGAACGTCTGCAACGTGTGCGGTTTCTGTTGCTTCTAATCCAAAGCCACGCACTGCAACTGCTGCAATGTTCGATGCTTCTGCAAGTTCCATTCCAGTTGCACTTGCAAGGTTAAGAACAGCAGGAGTTGCCGCGAGTATTTCATTCGTAGAAAATCCTGCACGTGCCAAGTTTGCCATGCCACCCGATGCCTGTTCCGCAGTGAACGCAGTTGTTGCACCTAACTTCTTGGCAGAATCTTCCAACCTTCCAAAGTCCGAATCGGTAACATCAAGCAGGATAGACTTCACCTCTGCCATCCCTGCTTCAAACTTCATAAACTCTGCAACCGCAGAACCAAGTGCTTTAACAGTAAGAAGTATTCCTGCCGTCAATGCAGCGAATGCAGCGACCGCAATCCCCGCAGGGCTTGCAGCAAACTTGCCAAACTTGCCAAGCATACCACGTGCTTTGCCAAGACCTTTGCCAAGACCTTTCGTATTGGATTTAACGTTTATCCAAAGATTGCCTATTGTTGCCATTGTTCATTCGCCTCTGTTGGTTCTTGCCCTGTCATTGCTTGCAGTATGGATTTCATTTCATCTTCTCCCATCACTTGTTTTTTAGAATACTCACCTACTAACATGAAGTCTTTTGGAGTGAACGTTTTGCTGTTCTTTGACCTGTTACAGTTTGCAAGTGTGGATGCAATTATTGAAGCAGGCAAATCCGCAGACCTAAAATAACCAAATGGTTCTAATGAATAGTATGCTGCCCATTCGCTTATTTCCTTACTGTCCAGTGTCTGCAACAACTGTCGTACAGACATTCCAAGTTCAAGAGCCAGAGTAAAGTAAAAACGCCTCTCTGGTCGGCTCTCTAATTTTTTGCTAAATCTTCAACGTCATCTTGTCCAAGACCATTCAGTTTTTGAGCCACACTGAAAATCAAATCCAAACACATTGCAGACTTCTTGCCAAGTGCTTCAATGTCTCGCGCATCAAATAACCGTTCGCCTTTCTCATTGCACATAGTAAGTACACACAAGCGTGAACGGATGTTTACCATGTTCACACTGCGGTTCTTGCCTTTGCTTTGAACGCACGATGCTTCAAACTCATCGCGTTCCGTGCCAGTTAAAGTTCTTACCCAAACGCTACCCCCCCAAAGTTCTACTACTACTTCTTCGCGTGGAAGGTCATCACTATTGAGAATCGCCTTTTTATCTAACACAGTATGTGCTCCTTGTTGTAATTTATGCTGAAGCGAAGGTTATGGAATTAGTTATTTTCATTCCGAGACTTGCAGTTACAACGGCATCCATTGCTGCTGTAATTGAAAATGACGTAATCACGGCATCAAACTCGATATCTTTTGAGTCACTGAACCTAACCAGAATGTCTTTTGCTGTTCCATCAATTGCTGCTTCAATGGTCAAGTGACTGGTTGATGCGGGGTCATAATTTATTTCAAACGTGCACTCTCCACCGTCCTTGATTCCACCAATGAAAGTACGCCAAGTTGAATCAAGGTTGCTTGTATCCAAAGTTGCCAAACTTAATGAAATTGGCGATATGGATGTAACATCTGCTATCATTGTTGAACCACCGTCAATACTTATTTGTGTTGTGTTTGCTGTAATCGCTGCCATTTATCTGCTCCTAATTTCTTGTCTAATCTGAATACCACACTATGTAACTGCTTTCTATAATCGAAACGCCACGACTATTTCCAATTTGGGAATCTTCTACAATCCCTATATCATTATCGTGGACAAGGGATTTTATTGCCACGCCATCGGTCGGTGTACCTGAATATCCATTCAGTGCATCTAGCACGTGTGCTGCCAATGTTTTCGCACCCGCATAAGTTTCTGCCACATTGCTTACCGTTAATTCTGCACGCGTCATTCCACCATAACCGTCAAGGTCTTGCTCTGGGTCTGTGCCGTCAAGTTCATAAACGATGGCGGGGAACGTTGTGCCTTGTTGTCGCATCCACGGAAACACCCTTGTGCCAACCAACGCACTTACGTCTGAATCGCCAATCAGTATGCTTCGGATTCCTTGTTCTAAACTTGCCATCAGTTCACCGACCTAACTTGGCGGATTGCCTTTGCCAATGCTTTTTGGAAAATCCGCTTGGCTTTTGGTGTTGTAATATCAAAACCTTTTTCTGCCATGTGCTGTGCTTTCATCCTGCCAACATTCATCTTCCTTGCACGTTGCCTGTAACCCCGCTTCTTCAAGCCCCATTTGTCATTCACAATTCTGTCACCTGTTCCATATTCAACAAGATGTGCATGGAAACCATTTCTTCCCGACTTCCTACCAAAGTACATACGCCCCTTGATGAAATACTTTTTCATTATCTTAACATCGGTGGTGACTGACTTTCTTAAAATACCTGTTCGCTTTGGTGTTAGTTTGCGTACTGCCTTGCGATATTCAGCAACGGTTTTACGCATTGCCTTCTTCATGACTTTCTTGTTTATCTTTCGTTCAAGTTTGCTTAATGCCCTGTCTATTTCTTTAATTCCAGAAATAGAACCACCACCTGCACCCGTCATGGATAATCCTTGTGCCATTAGTTTGATTCCTCTTTGCATTTGAGTACAAGGTATTCATTACGTTCTTCGTGGTTCAAAACAGATTGAATACCAAATACCCTGCTGCCAAACAACAACCGCTTCGTGGGTGTTGCATTTGCCGTGTAACGCATAGATACGCGGTGGGTAATGATTCCCGCTTGCCCTTCACCAATGTCTACCTCGTTGCCACTAATGGATTCAATAGAAGCCCACACCGTTTCATCGGTAGACCAACCAGATGTAGGTTCACCGTACGAATCCAATGTTGAACTCAAACTTTGTATAGCGACACGGTGGCGAAGTTTACCTGCTAACAATGATGGCATCAGTTCACCTCTGGCACTTTGTTTGCAGCAACAATCATCTGCAAGCCCAAAGGCAAATCCTTCACACGGTCAACAGTTGTTGCCTCTCGATTGTTGTAAAAATGCCCAACAAACATTCGATGCCCCACAACAAAGCCCTCTGGTATCTCGCCCCTTGTCGCATACCCTGCTGTGTATTCCACTTCTACTTTATTGAATACACTTGCAGTTGGTGTGCTGCCTGTGCTTGGATATGATTCACTTTCAATTGGCAGTATCTCAGCAGGCAATTTGCCCAACGTACTGACTTCATACAACGTGTTAGACCATGTTTGTTGTGTGCCATCTTCATCCACATACTTGATACTTGTAACACTAATTAGTGGTGGTCTTGGCAAACGCATTGGTGTGCCTTCGGGCGGGAAGCCATCGAAGTACACTTTCATTGTTTGCTGCATCATGGTGGTGTTGGTCAAATCTTCAAGCAGGTTTTGACATGCCATGCCGATGTAAGCAATTTCAGTATCTTCATCAGAGGTATCAACACGCAACCAAGTTTTCAAGTCTGCTGTTGTTGATGCAGAATCTGTGCTTGGCGTGCTGACAACAAACCGTTCATAAGAATATGGCGATTGATAAACCATTATTCTTCTTCTACTGCTTGTTCAAGGTCTTTTGGTTTGGTCACTGCTCTTTGCTTCTTGCTTTTTCCTGCACCACTGACTGCAACAACCAAGCCCCTTTGCACAAGGTGGGCTGCATATTCTTCGTCAAGTTCTAAAACTGCACCCGAAGTAATATGCCGACCATCTTTTGCCATGCCGTTCTTCACACATTCGTATTTCATTATTCAATTCTCCTGCCACATCGGGAAGGGCAGACAACTGCCCTTCCCATTTGTAGCGGTTTAGTAACCAATAAACTTATGGCTCTTATGCCATGATGATATGTTTCACTGCTTCACTGGAAGTAAGTTGCCCATCAACACGAAGTTCGGCACGTAGACCGACATTCCCTGCTACTGCATACAATTCATCAAGTCGTTGGAAGTCCATGTATTCACGCCATGTAACCCAATAGTAACTTAAGTCACCAAACAGAATTGGTTTTAATCCAGTTGCAGTATCTTCACAATCATCATTGATTGCAACAGGTCTGCCAAGTAGCAAGTCTGGTTGTCCAAGTTGTCCACTTGGTTCCCAGATGTATCGACCATCTGCTTTCAAGCCACGGATTTCCGCAGCAGTTGTTGAGTTAAATAACCAAGTTCCGTTTGCACGGTAGGATTCTTTCAGTTTGTAAAACAAACTTTGTAATTCATCAAAAGTAATTACTGTTGCGGATGCAGCAGTTAGTGCTTCTGCTGAACCATCTGTAACACCTGTTGGTTTTGATGAACCATCGCCATTTACAAAAGCGGAGTTAAGC